GGTAGCCGCTACTGGGACGAAGACGAGACGCTGGTCATAGAGTCTGACGGAACGCCAGTGACCTCGGGGTTCACCGTGAACTATCTACGCGGCTCCGTGACGTTCGAAACTTCCATGAGCGGCCACACTATCACCGCGACCGGTAAGAGGCGAAGCGAAACCAACTTCGTGAAGATCCTGCTGGTCTACGACGGCAAGCTGAAGATCGATGGCAGAGAGATCGATACCACAAGCATCGACGACTCTGGCTGGGGCAATTCGATTTCAGGAAGGCGTTCTTGGGAGATATCGTCGAGTGCATTCTATTATTCGGGCGAGGCCGATCTGCCAGACGTGGGTGACAAGCTCATCTGGAAGATATACAGCATCCGCTCGATGCCTTCCAAGAGCTTCGTCGGTGAGGGCACGCTCCTGAACTTGGATCGCATCATAGCTAATCCGGACAAAGCCCAAGAGAGAACAATAACCGTGAAAGGAAACGGGGAGATCTATCCCGAAACAGGTCTGACAGGGCCGGTCTCGGTCTAGGAAGGATTTGATATGTCAAACGAAGATGCAGGAAAGAGCTTTATCACGCTCGATATGGATGAGACCAGAGAACTTAGATGGAACTTCCGGGCCCTCCAGAAGTTCGAAAGCCGGGCCAAAGATATCCTGAAGAGGCACGAGATCTTCAAGCCTGGCATGCCGATCCACGCCGGCGCGGTGCTCAGCAACTTCCTCAAGATAGCTGACATCCTGGAAGCTGCTGTAGCCGCTGCATGTGGTATTGATGGGCTAGGAAAGAAAGATGAGCCCAGCGAGGCAGCCATAGCCATCCAGGGGTATCTCGATCGAGGTGGAAGCCTGGAAAGCCTGACCAGAGAAGTATATCATTCCTATCTGGTCGTGAACGACCCTTCTTCGATTGCGGTCTGGCAAGAGAATATCGCCAGAGAGGAAGAGACTATCAGGATCAACCGGGAGAAGGCCGAAGCAAAGATGGAAGTTGCCCGGCTGGAGCTTGCGGACGATCAGAAGAAGATAGCGACCTTCCAGAAACTTTCTGGCAGCGAGCCACAAGGATAGGGCTGGTCGAGCTAGGGCTGGATCCAGAAACATTTTTGGGACTCACCGTAAACGAGCTTAATGCCCTGGCAGCCCACAAGAAGAAAGAAGATGCCAGACAAGACCGGCTGGCGGCGTTCGCGGGCTATTCTGCTGCCGCGGGGGTGGCCAAGTGGTTCACTGAAGGCCTGCCGCCATTCCGGGAATTCTATGTCGTGCCCGGGGAGCCGAAAGAGAGAAAGCCCTCTCTCCAGGATCACATTCAAATGATGAAGGATGTGGGGGAGGGCGGGCCGCCAGTGGAGGGATGTACATGAAAGTTGATATGGAAAAAGAAATACGAAAATATCTGGAAAAGCACCCTAAAAGAACCGTGATAGTTGACATTGGTGCAATCGAGAGTGGCGGCGACGATGATTTTCTCACATATGAACCCGGCATCATCAATTATACCGTCGTAATGGAAGACGGCACAAAAAGGAAAGTCTCGCCAGGGGAAATGTTCCCCGAGTAGATAGCAGACATCGGGCGGGCCGCCCTAGTCTTCCACCCAATACAAGTTGTCCACCGAGTCAGATCCTATGCAAACATCATACGGATATTCCAGATTGGCATGATATGGTTTATCATTAATTAGAATACTGGCATAGGTGCAGTTCAGGCAGATCAGGCCGTCTTTTATGTCTGTTATTGTTCCTTCATAGCTGTGCCAAGAGTTGGCCTTAGCACAGTTGATTTGCACATAATCGCCGGGCGCTGGGTATCTTGCCTGGGCCGCCACCATCAGGAAGCCAACCACCAATAGGAATGCTATCAACTTTTTCATGATTGCTATTTTCGAACTCAACCTAAATAAATCTGAGGTTCCATGACTGAGGTAGGCAGAGCGACCGTTATCATAGACGCCGACGATTCCCGGCTCAAGACCAGTCTAGCGAAAGCTCAGCAGGATACCGCCGCTGGAGTGGCTGGCATTGAGCAGAACCTCCGCGGCCAGCTGGGGGCAGGCTTAACCGGCTCTCTCTCTGGCGGGAACTGGAAGAATGTTGGGAAGGCCATGGGAGCCGATCTGGTCCAAGGCATCACCGCTCCTCTGGGGGCTCTCGGTAATGTGGCAGGCAGCGCCGCACGGGCCATGGGGCCGGTGGGGATCGCTGCAGTGGCTGGCGTAGCTGCTGCAGGAGCCCTTGGTGCCGCCTCGTCCCGTGCCGCTATGGAATGGGAAGCTGGCATGGCCCAGATTTCCAAGACCACCGGCATAGAAAAGGGTACGGAGGCATTCAATGAGCTGGACGCAAGCCTCACTAACCTCTATGCCCGGATGCCCACAACGGTCGCCGAGATCCAGAGCGTAGCGGCAGCAGCCGGGTCTCTTGGTATCGAGAAAGATTCTATTGCGGGATTTACCGAAGTAGCCCTCCAGATGGGCTCGGCCTTCGACATGCCTGCAGAAGAGGCAGCCACGGCCATCGGCAAAATCAAGGGCCAGCTCAAGAGCCTGCCCGATGGGGTGCAGACCTCGGCCGAGTTCGCCCGGCAGTTCGGTTCTGCGGTGGACTACGTCGGGAACAATTTCAATGCCACAGAGAAGGATGTCTTGGACTTCAGCACAAGAGTGGCCGGTAGCATGTCCTCTCTGGGGGCCGGTGCCTATGAAGTGGCTGGCTGGGGTGGGATGCTCAGCTCCGTGTTCCCATCAGCTGAGCGGGCGGCAGGAAGCTTCGATGCTCTCCTGAACCAGCTCACCACCAACGAAAAGTCTCAGGCCGAAGCTGCGTCTCTCCTGGGAATGTCCACCGAAGAGTTCATGCAGGCCATGAGCACAGATCCATCGGACACCATCCTGAGGATCGGGTCCGCCCTGGAAGGCCTGCCTGCTGAAAAGCTCCTGACCACCGCAAAGACCCTGGGCGGCTCGTACGGCATGGACGCCCTGGTCAAGATGGTCGGCCATACCGACGAATGGCGGCAGTCCATCGAGGATACGGTCGAGGCCGGGAAGAAAGGGGAATCCATAGGGGAATCTTTCGAAGCCGGCGCGGACAACATGAAGTCCTCGCTCCAGGTCTTGAAAAATTCGTTCAACGCCATCCTGAAGGATATTGGCGGGCCGATCAATACCGCCATCACGCCGATTATAAATTCTATGGCCGGATCTCTGAACTCCATCCGGCAGATCGGTGAGAACCTGTGGGAGCCCATGACGGCAGGCCTTGCTCCACTCATCACAGGAATCACGCAAGTCACCGGCATGATCGGCACCATGGGCGGTATGAACCTGAGCGTCCTGGTGTCTAGCACAAGCGCTCTTAACACGGCCTTCCGGACCGGGAAAGCTTACGTTGAGGCCTTCAAGGAAGAGATCATCAAGACCGTTACCAGCTCTTCTCAGTTCCAGGCCCTGACAGGCGCACTCGATAGCATCAAGAACAAGCTTTCTGAGGTCGGTGCCTTCTGGGGAGATATTTTCGGTGATATTGTCAACGGCCTAGCGAACGCCATCCCCACGGCAGTGTCCGGGGCGGTGAGCGCTCTTGGATCGCTTGCCAGCCAGGGGCTCAACAAGATCGGGCTAGGCGGGGTGGCCGAAGGCGCGTCCTCTCTGCTGGGCGGTCTCGCGGGCTTCTGGGATCGCGTTTCCACGAATGCCAAAGAAAAGCTCGGGATAGCGACCGAGGAGGGGATGGGAGAGGGTGCCGCAAATGCCGAAGATAGTATAGCCGCATCAGTCGAGCGGGCGGTATCCGAGGGAGCCAGTCAAGGATTCGCTCAGCAGATGGCTGCGATGGACACGGCTTTCAAAAACCTGGTTTCCTCTGGTGTCTCGAAAGATATCGCTGGCTGGATGGCTTATGGAGGCGCCACCAGTGATTTGGCTGCTTTGGCTGCTATCAATGCCCAATCCGGCAGCACCAAGGTCTATCAAGGTATCTGGGGGCGCGGCGCGGGTAGCAAGTATGCAGTCGACGAAGGAGTCCAAGTCCGGTTAGATTACCGGGCGGACAAGTTCGGCACCCAAAACACCCTCTATCTGAATGGTCAGAAGATGGCAGAGGGGACTGGATACGCCACGCAAGAAGAAGCCATTCGAGACCTTTTCAGCCAGGCGGGATATCCTCTCTCCGAAGCCACAAGTTTGACTTTGCAGGGCAGAGGCGGCGACCTGGCAAAATTGCAGATGGACCAGGGCGTCGAGGTTCGGGGAATATTCACAAACGTAGCCGGGGCCATCGAGTCGGAGATAGAGAACACTGGCAACATGATCAACCAGTCAATTCAAGACAACTGGTTTGATCCCGAAGCTTTAGAATCAGCAGCATCTCGGATGAGAAACCTGAGACTTTTCGATCCAGAAGAGTTCTCCAGGCAAGGCGGTGACAATGCACTTGCATACATCGGCGCGATGCAAGACAAGCTCGAATCGTTGGAAGCTGCCCGGATCCGGCTGGAGGCAGATCCGGACGATGCCCAAGCACAGGCAGAAGTCCAAAGGCTCATAGGAGATCTGCAGTCATTCGCCGAAAATAACCCTCTGATAGTAAAAATAGATGGCGACGATAGTTCACTGTTATCGAAAGTGATCAATGCATATTCTAAAGGCGAGGACTTATCAAAATTAGGCATATCAAACGTAGAACGGTTCTTTTCTGCTAGTTACGAAGAAGAAGTTAGCCAACTCCAGCAATATTTACAAAAAGGACTTGCCCCCACGGCAGGAAGTGACCTTTATTCATATTATTATGATAAATACAAGGCACTGGTAGATAATTATGATAGCCTAAGTGACCGAGACAAGCAATATACCTGGGACCTGGGCACCGCTCTCCATGAAGGCGGATCATATTGGGAAGAGTTTGGTATTAGGGCCGGGGTAACTCTCGACGACATCAACAGCAAAACGAAAGGCACGACGGTAGGATTCGATCAACTCAAAAGTGCGATGCAAGATTGCACCGAGACCATGTCAGAGTTCGGCCTCTGGCAAGAGCAGAATGCTGAAACGCTCTTCCAGGGCGCGTACATCGGAGCCGGAGGCGAGCAGTACTTGGACTGGAAGCTCAGCCAGATCCAGAACATCGCGGCCACTCAGAAGGCTATGGCGGCGGTGGGCGGGGCAGTTGTCGGGAAGGATTACACGGATTTTGAACTCTCCCCCACCATAGATACATCAGCTGCCGAAAGCCAGCTATCCAGCCTGAAATCGCGGATGGCCGAAGAACAGAAGATACCCATCTCGGTCGATGACTCACAGGCTATGAGCGCCATAGCGGCCATTAATGCCGCCGCAAGTGCCCCGGTCACCAAGCCTGTATATGTCCAACAGATCGGCAGCATAGGCGGGTACGGTGGTGGAGGAGGAAGTACCGGATCAGACTGGTGGGATAATCCCTATGGTAGCCCCTATTATTTGCCTTCCTTTTTGCCTTCCTATGCGGAAGGTGACGTCTTCGTGCCTGAGCCCACGCTAGCAGTAGTCGGCGACAGACCGGGCGGTGAGTGGATCGGAGGCATAGACCAGGCCATAGAGAGGTTTGGGGGTGGCGGAGGCGGGCAAATCGTGATCAATGCCCCCATGACCATCCAGGGCAACGTGTACGGGGTGGACGACCTGGCCGCCTACATGGATGAGAGAGACAGGCAACTTGAGGCTAAACTTTCTAATGCGAGGAACAGATGAGCTGGGATAATATTGAGATCAGGGTCACAAATCCAGGCCAATCGGCTTTTGTGATCGAAACGGACTCGTGGAAGCTGAAGAAATTCAAGGACCCCAGGAGGCCGCGCGAGTTCGATGTCGACATGAGCCGGTCGGTGCCGGTGAAGCAGTTCGGCCTCATCGAAGTGCTGGAAGGGTCGGATGTCATCTTTAGGGGGATTGCTGAGAAATACAAGATCAGCAAGACCCAAAAGACCATCCAGGCGAAAGGGGTCGAGTGGCTGCTGTTCCACAGATATACGCCGATGTTCAATTATTGCTTCACTGACCTGACCATGCTGGAGATATTTAGAGACTGCTGGGACTCGATGTATGGCATCCCCGGCCTGCTCCGGGTGGCTAACAGCTATTGCCCCACGGCTACTCCATATTCTATGTACGATGGTGCCAAAAATATCGTCAAGCTCATAGGCGCCGGGTCGGCCAGCCGGATAGGGGCGGCAGACATATCCATGCTCACGGAAGAGCTTGAGCAGCCTCTCATCCGGCGGGCGACACTGGCTGACCTCCAGACCTACGACCAGTCCGTGTACCAAGACGCCACGGACCTCTACGTCCGGTACGACGGATCGAGCGGCGGTGGGGCTTTCGCTAATTGGTTCTGGTATCTCAACGGAGGCCTGATGGCAGAGAATGCCTTCGACACCATGATCCGGCTAGGCCAGCATGATGGGGAAAGTACCATCCTGACAGGCGGCCTAATGGTGGACTACAACCAGATCGGGGACCTCCTCTGCAACCTGGCAGAG